TCAGCGCCCGGCGCGCCTGAGCGCCTCCTGCTCCTTTTCGTAGTCATCCCGACATTCCGTATTGCAGAACAGCGCCCCATGGGCAACATCCTCATCGCAGTAGTGGCAATAACTATCGGCTTCCAGCAGCGGCGCGCGGCTTGCATGCGCCATGGCGGCCTTGATGTCCTGGGCAATGCGCCACTCGACGCGGTCGGCTACGTCACTCATGATGCTTTCCCTTCCATGTTGCCCAATGTGTACTCGTTAAATTTCACTACCTCTTCTCCCATCCATTCATTGATCATTAAAAATTGCGATTGCAGCGGCACCAGCTCATTGCGGGCGAACACGCGGGCCGCCGGTTCCACGGCGCCGAAGCCGCCCGCATTGCTGGGCATGATCCCCATCAGTTGCGGCGGCACGCGGTGCGCGGCCAGCAGGTCGTCCCTGGTCACGCCCTTGATATTGAAAAACTCATCCTTGGCAGCTACCTCGGACACCGGCAGGATCTGGATGCCGTCCTTCTTGCCCCCTGGTGCGTACATGAATACGTTGCGGAAATTGCCCGGCCCCTTGCTGTCCCGCAGTGCTGTCCTCAGGTTGTCCACATCCTTGATGTTCTGCGCCGCGTCGGTCATGTAGAGGATGAAACCGGCGTGAGAGCCGTTCTTGTAATATTTGCGGCGGAACAGCGTGGCCGATTCGTTGAGCCAGGCCGACTGCAAGGCGGACAAGTATTGCGGCAGGCCGTACACCTCCTGGTTCACATCGGGGTCCATCAAGTGGAATACAGCGCCCTTGGCAAAGGCATGTTCCTGCTGCCAGCCAGGCACAAAAAAATAGTTATCCAGGTCCCGCCCGCGCCTGGTGTACTTGGCAAGGGAATGTTTTAACTCCACCAGTCGCCCCGTGCGGCTGCTGCGCTTTTCTGGATAGGCATTGCCGAAGGTCAGGAAGTCCAGTGCGAGACGCTTAAATGTCGCCAGCGACAAAACCTTGTTTGGCACAAAGGTGGACGACAGGATATTGACCTTGAAGTGAATAGCACTGCTGTGGTGGACGCTGGCGTTAAAAGACTTGGCCAGCCCCGCCCAACTGACCGGCGGTTCGTACCACTTGCCATTGAGCCAGCATTCCAGGCTCTCCATGATGTCGGCGTGATCTAACACCGGTGTCGGATCGCCAAACGAAAACGCCTCCACGGATGGCGCTGGCAGCGTCACCTGGCCAGGTGATGCTGGCGCGGCGTGCTGGATCCGTTTGTATCGTTGCTTCTTCATGATGTGTAAATCTCCATAAATGAGGTAGTGCTTTCCGAAATGCCTTCTATCGGTTCGTGATCGAGTGCATGCATACAGGCCCAGGCCAAGTCGGCGTGACCGGTCTCGGCAGTACGGCCTGCGTCATAGGTGACTTGCCTGCCGCTGGCAGTGATGGTTTTACGGATCGCCATAAAGGCCGCCGACAGGTCGGTGGCGCCGGCGTCGAATTCCAGGCGTCCCTTGCTGATAACGTCCTTGGCTTTCAAGACCATGCGGACCTTGACCTCGGCTGAGTAATTGATGGCGGTCACGCCAGGGAAGAACTGTTTTACGATAGGAAATACGCCGATGCCCATGCCTGTGGTATCGATGCCGATGTACTCGACGTGATAGCGCAATGTCATTTGCCGAATGGCTTCGGCTTGCGCGGCAAAGTCCATGCCGCGCCATTGATGGCGCTCCAGGACACGGAACTTACCGCCGGCGACCAGCGGCGGCGCCAGCACCGCGCAGCCGGCGCTATCGCCCGACAGTGAAGGGTCATAACCGATCCAGACCGGACGATAACCAAAGGGACGCGCTGCAAACGGCTTGTAGTCCTCCCAGGCGTCCCAGGCATCGACCATGCAGCGCTGCAATTCGGCTTGCGGAAATATCGACTTGGTATCGTCGATAAAATTACACATCAGCAAATTGTCGAACTGGTCGGGGCTGTATTCGAAGTCGCGCAGTTGATCCAGGTCAAACAGATTGCAGCCGCCGGCTTCGGCGTCCAGGATCGTGACGATCTGCCGCCAGATTTTGTCCTCACCCGTAAAGCCGCTCGACAGCCGCAAGTGCGAAATATCAATCTTGGCCTTTTTCGCCTTCTGGAGCCGGTCGCTAAATTCCTTGCCGGTCCAGAACGGGTACGCCTGATGATTGATCGATGACGGCGTCGAGAAATAGGTTTTTCGCCATTTCGCCTGTATCGCCATACCGGACGCCACCTTGTTCAGCTCCGTGAAATTGTGCGTCCAGAAAAATTCATCAAAATAGAAATTGCCGTGATAGCCCTGGGCGGTCCTGGCGCTGGTCCCCAGGAAGTACAGGTGGGCGCCGTTCGGCAGCACAATCGGGTCGCCCGACAGCTCCACGCCGGCGGTTTCCTTGGCGAACTGGACGATGTACTGCTTGAACACGTGCGCTTGCGCTTTCGACGCCGACAAGAAAATCTGATTGCGGCCTGTTGCCAGGGCGTCGGCCAGCGCTTCGCGGGCGAAATACCAGGTCGCGCCGATCTGGCGCGATTTCAGGATAATCCGCGTGCGCTCGTGGCCGTTGCGATACCAGACCTTCTGATAGTCGAACAGCGAATCGCGGAAGGCATCGAGTAGCTGGCTTTGCTGCTCTTCGCTGAAATCGTTGCGGGTCGGTTTCTTCTTCGGGCCGGCATTTCTCTTGTCCAGGTTCGGATTGAGATCCGCCTCATTACCGCCGCCGTCATAGCGGCGCTTGCGCGACATTTGCACCAGGGAGCGCGTGAGTAAATCGATTTCCTTGAAGTCGCTACCGCTTTTGACTTCCTTACTAACCAACTGGACCATGCGCGCTTCTATCTGCCCTTCCACGCGATCAATGGCCGTCGACAAGTGCCACTTGTCGCGCTCTTTCCAGCTGGCGACGGTGCTGCGTTTGAGTTTGAGATGCTTGGCAATGGAGGAAATGCGCCAGCCCTGCCAGTACAGGCTGCGGGCGGCATCGCGCATGGCGGCGGGATCATTGGCAATGGCGGCTAGCTTTGCAAGCGTGCCTGGCGCGCGCGCGGCGCTGCGTTTGGCTGGTTTGGATTGGACAGGTTTGAGTAACATGCCGCCAGCGTAGAGGGCAACGCTTGTAAAAGCCCTTGTCAGAAAGTCGGTAAGGCAGTTATCAACCCGCTGCCGATTGTTGCCAGGCGCGGTAATGCCCACCATGGCGGTATTCGAACTTTGTGAGTATCGCCACCACTATGTCCACACCGACCGCCAAGCCTGCAGCAGGTAAGCAATCCAAATTCTTCCGCGTCGCCGTCGAGGGCGCCACCACCGATGGTCGTGTCATCGACCGGGCATTCATCGAGCAGATGGCCGCCAATTTTGACCCGCAGGTCTATGGTGCACGCATCTGGATGGAACACCTGCGCAGCACCTGGTCCGCTGGCGAATTCAAAGCCTATGGCGACGTGACGGCAGTCAAGGCCGAGGAAATCACCCTGGGCGGCGCCAAGAAGTTGGCATTGTTCGCGCAGATCTCGCCCACGCCAGAACTGGTCGCCATGAACAAGGCGCGCCAAAAAATCTACACCAGCATAGAGATCAATCCGAAATTTGCCGATGCCGGCGAAGCGTACCTGGTCGGCCTAGCCGTCACCGACAGCCCCGCCAGCCTCGGCACCGAGGTCTTGTCGTTCGCCGCTCTTCATCCCGAATCGAATCCGTTTGCGGCCCGCAAGCAATCGCCCGAGAACCTGTTTACGGCAGCGGAGGAAACCGCACTGGAATTCGAGGACATCCCCCAACCTGAACCCGAAGGAATCAAATTGTCCGACACCCTCAAAAATTTGTTGAAACGCTTTACTAACAAGACCACTGACGACGATGCACGCTTCGGCGAACTGGTGGGCGCCGTCGAGACACTGGCAACGCATGCGAATCTGAGCGCCGACGAATTTGCAGAAGAAAAGACCCGCGTCGATACCCTGGAAGCGGCCCTGAAGAAAACGACCGAGGATTTCGCGGCATTCAAGCTGCACGTCGAATCGACCGACGCGAACCCCACGCACCGGCCAACGGCTGCCGGCGGCGACGGCGTGGCGGAAACCGATTTTTAATTCGCGCCGGCCAGCCCGCACCAACGTAATCACCGCCCCCATTATTCAGGAGTCAATTGCATGAGAAAAATTACCCGCGTCGCCTTCGACAAATACACCGCCCGCCTGGCGCAATTGAACGACACCGCCAGCGTCGCCAGCGCCTTTTCTGTGGCGCCAAGTGTGCAGCAAAAGCTGGAAACCAAGATTCAGGAATCCAGCGAGTTTTTGAGCAAGATCAATATTTACGGCGTCGCCGAGCAGGAAGGCGAAAAAATCGGCCTGGGCATTTCCGGCCCGATTGCCGGTCGCACCAATACCGACAAAGCCGACCGCAAGACCCGAGACTTGACCGCCCTGGACAATAAGGGCTATCGCTGCGAAAAAACGAACTTCGATACGCACATCAAGTATCAGACGCTGGATGCCTGGGCGAAATTTACCGATTTCCAGCAGCGCATTGCGAACGCCATTCTTGCGCGCCAGGCGCTGGACCGCATGATGATCGGCTTTAATGGCCGCACTGTGGCGGCGGATACGGATATCGACAAGAATCCGTTGCTCCAGGACGTCAATAAGGGCTGGTTGCAGCACTACCGTGAGCAGGCGCCGCAGCGGGTCATGCACGAAGGTGTCAAAGATTCCGGCAAGGTGGTGGTCGGCACCGGCGGCGACTATGCCAACCTGGACGCGGTCGTGTTCGACGCGGTCAACCTGCTGGACCCCTGGTATCAGAAAGATGCCGGCCTGGTGGTGATCGTCAGCCGCAACCTGTTGCACGATAAATATTTCCCCCTGGTGAACACCAAGCAGGCGCCGACCGAAACGCTGGCCACCGACATCGTCATCAGCCAAAAGCGGATCGGCGGCCTGCAAGCTATTGCCGTGCCGTTCTTCCCAGACAACACGATCCTGATTACACGTCTCGATAACCTGTCGATCTACTGGCAAGAATCGGCGCGCCGGCGCCGGGTAGTCGATGAAGCCAAGCGCGACCGGATCGAAAACTACGAATCGTCTAACGACGCCTATGTGGTCGAGGATCTGGGCCTGGGCGCCATGATCGAAAACATCACCCTGGTGGCCTGATGGCGGACCTTTCTCCCGCCCAGCGCCATAAGGCCCGCATCCTGGCCGAGCGCGCTGCCGCCGACGCCGCGCCAGGCGGCGTGACTGCCGGCAGCGCCTATGAAATGATGCTGTACAAGCTGGCGAACGACCGCCGCAGCCTAGGCAGTATCCAGTCCATCGAGCGCAAGATCGAGGTCAAGGCCACATTGCTGCCCGAGTACCAGGACTGGATTGACGGCGTGCTGTCCAAGGGCCAAGGCGGCCAGGACGATGTGTTTACGGCGCTCCTGGTGTGGCATATCGACTGCGGCGAGTACGTCAGGGCGGTCGAGATGGCGCGCTATGCCGTCGCCCACAAGTTGACCTTGCCGGACCAGTTCAACCGTGACATTCCGACGATGCTGTTAGATGAGTTTTCTGCGGCGTTCCTTAAGGGGAAGCTGGCCGCCGACCCAGTGGTCGCCGTCGAGATTCTGGCCCAGGTACAGCAAATGACCGAACACTGCGACGCGCCGGACCAGGCACGCGCCAAGCTGTTGAAGGCAATCGCTTACGCGATCCTTGCCGCGCTCGACCAGGCCGGCACCGAACTGCTGACAGCATCGCAACGACCGCAGGCGGAAATGGCCTATCAGCTGATGGAGCGCGCAGTCCAGTTGTTTCCTGGCGTCGGCGTTAAACCGACGATGGAGCGCCTGCGCACCCGCATAGTAAAAACCGTACCTGGTTAAACGAGCACCCCCTGGCGCACGGCGGCGCGGGTCGATGACTGAATCATTACGATTTCTTTCTGACGCCCGCCCACCGCCGGTCTACACCGAAAGACCTTTTCACCTATGAGCTTTATTGCCTTCGCGCCGCCCTCTGCCGGCAGTGCTGTCACCTTGCCGGAAGTCGGCATCGTAGAAAACGACGGTTTTTATCCTGACATCGTCTTGCAGGACGTGCGCGACAACATGCGATTAGACGGTACCGTCACCACGCCGCGACTGATCCAGGCGATTGTGACTGCTGTCCTGCACGTCAATGCCGAGCTGCGCGACTGGAAGCTGCAGCAAGTCGCCGCAGGCTTCGCGGGCCTGGCCGCAGTACCCGCCGACCGTGTCAACCGTGAAAGCATCCTCATTGCCCACTACCGGCGCGCCGTCTATTGCTGGGCCAAGGCGGACTTGACCGAGCATTACCGCGACTTCGACAGCACCGCCTCGTCGCTGTCCGACAAGAAGACCATGGAGGCGCTGGACAACGCACCAGGAGAGCAACGCCGTAACGCGCATTGGGCCATTGCCGACATCCTGGGCCGGCCTCATGCCACGGTCGATCTGATCTGACGACTATGACAATGATCGTGCGCGCCCAACAGCATGACACGCTGGACCTGCTGTGCTGGCGTCACCTGGGGGCGACTGCCAATGTGGTCGAAGCCGCGCTGGAACTGAATCCCGGCCTGGCCGACTACGGTCCGATCTTGCCGCATGGCCTCCTGGTCACCCTGCCCAAACCTACTGCAACCCCCACTAAAACCGCCCAGGTCGTCAACCTCTGGGATTGAAATTGGAGAATTACCCTATGGCAGAACCCAGCACCACCACCCTGGTCATCACCACCGCCGCCGGCATAGGTCTGTCGTCGCTGTTCCCCGGTATCGACGGTAACGCCCTGATCGGGGCTTTCGCCGGCGCCACCCTGGTGGCGATCTCCAGCAAGAACCTGCCGGTCCTGCAACGGCTGGCCTATATGGCGATCTCGCTAGCCATCGGTTACCTGGCCGCGCCCGAGGTCATCAACAATACGCCCTTGAAACAATCGGGCGTGGCGGCTTTCTTCGCATCGGCGGCGGCCATTGCCTTGACCCTGCACGGTATCGACCTGATTAAAACCATTGAGCTACCGGCCTGGATCCGCAAGGGAGGTGACCATGACTGAATTGTTTATGGTGATCGCCCTGGTCAGTTATGCCGGCACCTGTATCCGACTGTTGTGCTTTCAGCGCGGCCTGGCTAACCACCGCTTCCACCTCTCTTTGCTGGCTTGGCTGCTGATCGTCGCCACCGGCACCAGCGCCTTAGAGATCCTGCTAGGTCACAGTCACCCTTCATTCGGGCAGGCAGGCGTCGCTTTGACCTTGTGCTACTTGGTGCACCGCGCCCAGGGCAATTTTGCAAACATCATCAGGGGATATTGAATGACACCAGTTACGGAGCATTTCACGTTAGAAGAGTTTACGCGCAGCGACAAGGCGAAACTCCTGGGCATCGTCAACACGCCGGCGCCAGCTATCGTTGCCAACCTGCGGCGCCTGGCCCGTTTCAATGAACTGGTGCGGCTGGAGCTGGGCGGGGCGGCCATGACCATTTCCAGCGGCTACCGTTGTCCGGCCCTAAATCGAGCGGTCGGCGGCGCGGGCAATAGCGCGCACCTGGACGGCCTGGCCTGCGATTTTATTGCGCCAGCTTTCGGCACACCGCTGGCGATCTGCCAGGCGCTGGAAAAATCCTATCTGCAATTCGATCAGCTGATTATTGAACGCGTCGGCGGCGCGGTATGGGTTCACCTGGGCATTGCCGCCGAGGGCAAAACACCGCGCCGCCAGTTGCTGACCATTGACAGCCGCGGAACTCGGGCCGGCCTATGGAATTGATCGTCAAAAGCCTGATATCGGCCTTGTTCGCCGGCGTGCTGGGCCTGGTGATCTATGTACAGCACAACGGTCTGAAAGAAGCGAAAAACCGAATAGAGCGGGCCGAACAGGCCACACGCGACCGGGACGGCACTATCAAGACGCTGACGGACGCGGCGGCCAGGAACAAACAAGCCGCCGCCAAGCTGGAAGCGGCGCGCGACAGCATCGCAGCCACACTCACCGAACGAGAAAACCAAATAGAAAGCCTTCAACATGACAACGCGACTATTCGCAGTTGGGCCGATACTCCTTTGCCTGACGCTATTGCCCGGTTGCGGGACCGTCCCGCCACCACCGGTGCCGACAATCTCCCTCAACGCCTGCCCGGAGGTGACACGCTGTCGGCTGGCAGCAGCAGCACCCAGGACTAACGGCGCCATGCATCTCACTCTGGAACGCACAGAGGCCGCCTGGAAAACCTGCGCCGCCGAGGTCGACATGATTTATTTTTGCCAGCAGGCCGCCAATGTACAAACCAAAAAGCCTTAGGGAGCACCTGACGGCCGTCAGCGCCGAGCTGCGACAGAATCCCGACAAGCTGCTGATCTTTGCGGAGGGCGGTAATACGGTGGCCACCGGCACCGCCTCCCTGTCGTTTGAATATCGCTACAAGCTCAATATCATCATCACCGACTACGCTGGCAGCGAGGATGCCATCATGGTCCCGCTGCTGGCCTGGGTGCATGTGCATCAGCGCGACCTCTTGGACAATCCCGAGCTGCGCAAAACCGGCATTGGCTTTGATGTCGATTTCAATAATCACGAATCGGTCGATATAGCGATCACGCTGACGCTGACCGAGCGCGTGATCGTCAAACAGGCCGGCGCCGGTCGGCTGGAGGTATTACACCTGGCCGAACCGCAACCGACGCCGGCCTATGCCGATCCATTCTGGCAAGCCTATGTCGGCGAGACACTCCTGGCCGAGTGGCAGACGCCGGCCACACCAGCATGAGCGACAATTTAACTACCCTGGAAGCCTGGGCCGGCGCACTGATGGCCCAGCTTCAACCTGGTCAGCGCCGCGTCATCACGCGCAAGATCGCCCAGGACTTGCGGCGCAGCCAGGCGCAACGGATCGCCAGCCAGCAGGCGCCGGACGGCGCGCCTTACGCGAAGCGCAAACAGCGCAAAAACCTACGCGGGAAAAAAGGGAGAATCAAACGGCAGAAAGCCGCCATGTTTGAAAAGATCCGCACACAAAAAAATCTCAAGATCGAGCAGGATGAAAACCAGCTATCGGTCGGTTTCTTTGGTCGCGTGGCGCGCATCGCCCGGGTGCACCAAGAAGGATTAACAGACAAGGTCGAAAAAAGAGGGCCGGCATACCGCTATCCGACCCGGCCATTACTTGGTTTCAGTGCTATCGATCAAACATTGATTCGAGATTCGCTGTTGCGCCATCTTGGTCAATGACGGCCCCACATCTATCACTGTTAGATTTTCCATAGAGAAAATTGATATACAGCATGTTGGATACTCAACATGTCTCAAAGACAATAATTGACATTTTAAAACTATTTTCAATAATTGAATTATTGCTTATTTACATTTAATTGCTATTCTGCATTAATGCAATCCTGATTGCCGCGATATATAAGGGTGGGGAATAAGGGTGGAGATTTTCACTAGGGCTTTCTATATAAACAATTCCTTTTGATAATTATTTTCGCGACCCAATGAAGGCAGCAAAGCGGGGGGAGTTTGTGGATCATTCGAATATCAACCGTTGGTTAATCCATTTCAGGAGACGCGTTATGCAAACACAACGTAGGTTACTTTCGCTCGCCGTCCTCGTTAGCGGGCTGCTGGGCAACGCTGCCGCACAGGCTCAAACCAGCGCAATGGTTGATCCAGGCTTGGGCACACAGGTCCGCGTGGGACATCCGGGCGGTGCGGTGTTATCGATTAATGCAAATGGGACACGCACCCTATTAAGTGATTTCGGCAACAGTGCACAAGGCCCTCTGGGCAGCGGCACTCTGGCCGGGATCACTTGGATTCCGGCCGGACTCCTAGGGCTGAGCCGGACCGTACTGGTCACGGATGGACTTGCCGGCAGCAACCGTGCAGGCGCGCTGTTTAGCATTAATCCCCAGACCGGACAGCGCACGCTGCTGAGTGATTTCGGGAATGCCGCACAGGGCCCGGTAGGCCGTACTCCAGTGGGAGTCGCTTACTCCAACGGACTGCTCGGGCTGGGCAACACAATCTACGTTATCGATAATAAAGCAGGGACCAACCGGCAGGGTGCGCTTTTTGCCGTCAGCCCGAGCACCGGGGTACGCACCCTGTTGAGCGATTTTGGTAACTCCGTGCAAGGTCCGTTGGGGATCAACCCCATTGCCATCGCGGTAGTGCCGGCCGGCGTACTGAACGTGCTGGGCCTCAATGCCGGTCTGGTGGTGCTGGATAACATTGCGGGTACTAGCCAAGCAGGTGCGGTCTTTTTGGTCGATTTCCAGGGCAACCGCACCTTGTTCAGCGATCTGGGTAACGGCGCGCAGGGAGCGGTCGCCGTGGCGCCGCAACAGATCACGGTGACCCAAACCTTGCTGGGACCTACCACTATCTTGGTGGCGGACAACGAGGCCGGCACGAATCATCAGGGCGCGTTGTTCGCCATCGCCGCAGACGGCACGCGCACCCTGACTAGCGATTTCGGCAACTCCGCGCAAGGCCCCGTGGGTATTGGTCCGAGCGGTGTAGTAGCGATGGCCGGTGGTACGGGCAACGTGTTGGTCACGGACAACTTCGAATATCAGTCCCCCACCCGAGCTCAGGTATTTCTCGTGACGCCAGGCGGTCAACGCAGCATCTATAACGACTGCGCCGTGACTACAAAGGGACCGTGTCTGGCCCCCGTCGCGATTACCCAGTACTGAGATAGCTGGCCAATATGAACTCGCGAGGCCACGAGATAACGCAAAAAAGGACAGGAAATCACTATGAAAACCAAACGAATCAGCGGATTGTTGGTCGGACTTTTAGTAGCGGCCATAGTTTTCGATGCGAACGCTGCACTCCCATTTGTCTATACCGGATGCATGATCACCGATAGATCCGATTCCCAGGTGCCACATAAATGGCAGAACACCTCCAATACCATGACCATCGAAGCATGTACGGCTTATGCGTCAGCCAATAAATACAGATACGCGGCCTTAGAGGATGGAAGTGATTGTTATGTGTCGACCGCTATAGCCGGAACGCTAATAGATGATAAGTATTGTAATTATCCGTGCACGGGCGATAGAAACTATGATTGTGGGGGACTGTGGCTCGCGAGTGTGTGGTCGGACCCAAAGTTGTCTAGCCCGTCAGAGCAAACGCATCAAATATCCACGGGGCAAAAGCCAAGAGTCTCAACAAGATAGTGCTCATGAGCAGCTTATTACGTACTTCCACTTTAACTAACCCCAGTGTTTAGCGCTCCTTGGGCGCTCTGGATCGGGGCGCTTGCCCCTCAAATGATTCAATGTCCCACAGAGAGCATTTTATGATCAAGGTTACGTATTCACCTTGACCAAGTTGTCGGGAGCAACTTCCGTAACGGATTTAGTGCATTTGGGGATACCTGCGCAAATATGATAGCCTTCGCCTCACCTGTACAGGTGGCGCGGCCTTGGCCTTGCTTGCAGGATAGGCTGCTTGCATGGTGGCGCGGTTGAGTGTTATCAGCACTGACCGCGTTGCCGCGTTCTTCTTCCAGACCGGCACTGTAGTACGCCACCTCGCGACAAAACACCCGCCAGCAGTTGATAAGTCTCATATCAACCCGCTACCAGGTGCGCCAATTCCGGCAACCCGGCAACATGCATCGCATGACTGCTGACTACTCCGAACTGCTGCGATTACTTCTGAATCTGATCCGATTCGGCACCATTGCGGACATCGATCACGACACCCAGCGCGTGCGCGTCCAGGTCGGCAAGAACATCACCACATGGCGCCCCTGGATCACTTTACGGGCAGGCAACGCGCAAACCTGGTTCCCGCCGTCCCTGGGCGAACAGGTCATTGTCTTATCGCCCGAGGGTGATTTCACCCAGGCCGCCATCCTGCCGGCGATCTATTCCGATAAATCCCCAACGCCGTCCACCAATCCGACGCACCACACTACCCGTTACGCCGATGGCGCAATGGTTCAATACGACCGCGAAAGCCATACCCTTAGCGCGACCCTGCCGGACGGCACCAGCGTCACTGTGGCACCGGGTAAAGTCATCTCCAACGCTGAAGACACCGAATGCACTGGCAACCTGCTGGTGCAAAAGAATCTGGTCGTCAACCAGAACCTGACCGTCAACGGTTTATCTAGCTTGAATGCCGGCATGAACGTACAAGCCGGCAAGGCCGGCGGTCCAGCTGCCGTAGTGCAAGGCGTGATCCAAGCCACGATGGATATGATCGCTGCCGGCATCAGCCTGGTGAAACACCCGCACGGCGGCATTAAAAAGGGCGACGAAGATTCAGGGGCGCCGAAATGATGAGCGCCCGCACTGGCCGCGCCTTGTCACGCCTGGCTCATATCCAGCAATCGCTGGCCGATATTCTCACCACGCCCATCGGCAGCCGCGTCATGCGCCGCCTCTATGGATCGGAAGTCCCCGAACTGATCGACCAGCCCTTACACGGTGCAACCGTCCTGCGCATCTATGCCGCCACCGCCCACGCCGTCATGCAGTGGGAACCGCGTATCGCGTTGACCGGCGTGCTATTGGAGCGTGGCACGGACGGATCCGCCACGCTGATCCTGGACGGCGTAACAAGTGAACAAACCGTACAACTGGCGGTCCCTGTTCGCTCTGGAGCGGCAGCATGAGCGGCATTGATTTATCGCGTCTGCCGGCACCCAATGTCATCGAGCCGCTGGATTTCGAGACGATCCTGGCCGAGCAGTTGGCCGATCTGGAAGAACGCGACGGCACTTTTACTGGCTTGCAGGAATCCGATCCAACCATGAAGGTATTGCAGGTCACCGCCTACCGTGAATTGAAGGTACGCCAGCGCATCAACGAAGCCGCACGCGCTGTCATGCTGGCCTATGCCATGGATGCCGACCTGGACCACCTGGGCGCGCTGATGGACGTGCCGCGCCTGCAAATCTGGCCGGCGGATCCCGACAAGGGGATCGCCGCTGTCATGGAAGAGAACGAAGACTACCGCCGGCGCATCCAGCTAGCTCCCCAGGGCCTGTCCGTCGCCGGTCCGGAAGGCGCCTATATTTTCCACGCCTTAAGCAGCGACGGGCGCGTGCGCAATGCGACGGCGACAAGCCCTTCATCTGGTCACGTCGTCGTTACCATTCTGTCGCACGAAGGGGACGGCACACCCTCTCAGGAGCTGCTGGATATTGTCGCCGCCCACCTGGCGCAAGACGGCATTCGTCCCCTGACCGACTATGTCCTGGTGCGGGCGGCACAGATCGAGCGCTACCAGGTGCGCGCCACCCTTTTCTCTTTTTCCGGGCCGGATTCGACCGTGGTGGTGGCAGAGGCGCAAAAGCGTATGCAGCAATACGCCAAAGACGCGCACCAGCTGGGCCGTGTGCCGACCCACTCCGGTATCGAGGCAGCACTCCACGTGCCAGGCGTGGAACGGGTAACACTGGAAACGCCGACCGATGATCCCGACATCTCGAAGCTGCGGGCGTACTACTGCGACGACATCGCGCTGACCTATGGCGGCATTCATGAGTAAGGCCGTGCGCTCATTGCTGCCGCAGAACACCACACCCCAGGAACGGGCGCTGGAGGCGACCCTATCGCGCATCTCGGACGTGGATGTTCCGCTACGAGCGCTCTATCGCCCGGATGAGATACCGCAGGGGCAGTTGCCCTGGTTAGCTTGGCAATTGTCGGTCGAGAGCTGGAAACCCTACTGGACCGAAGAGGTGCGGCGCGCTCGCGTGCGCCACGCCATGGCGATCCATCGCCAGAAGGGAACCGCGAAGGCCGTCAAGGACGTGGTCGCGGCTTTCGGCGGCGCCATCCTGCTGCGCGAGTGGTGGCAAAAAACGCCCATGGGAGAGCCGCACACGTTTGACCTGGTCATGACGCTGACCGGTGCCGGCGGCCAGTCCGCTACCGCCGAGTTTGTGGACGATGTGATCGACGAGGTCAGCCGGACAAAGCCTGTCCGTAGCCATTTTACGTTTACCCAGGGTCTACAAACGCAAGCCGCCATTGCCGTGGTGACCGCCGTGCGTCCTGTGATCTATGCCCGATTGAATCTGACAGAAGCAATTTAAATAAACTATGCCTGGACTCCAAATCATTACCACCAAGGCCGGACGCGCCGCCCTGGTCAACGCTGAACACAACGGCACGGCGCCGCTCAAAATAACCGAGATCGGCATTACTGCCGCCGTGTTCTCGGCCAATGAGGAAACGCTTGTCCTGCCTGGCGAGATCAAGCGTATCAAGACCATTTCCGGCGAGGTAGTGGCCGCCGACACCATGCACGTCACGATCCGTGATGAAAGCAGCGATACCTATACGGTGCGTGGTATTGGCTATTGGCTCAGTAATGGCGTGCTGCTGGGCGTCTACAGCCAGCCGGATCCTATTCTGCAAAAGTCCACGCAATCGATGATGCTGCTGGCAGCAGATACCGTGTTCACGACCATAAATGCCACCTCGCTGACGTTTGGCGACGCCAATTTTACGAATCCACCTGCGACAATTGATCGCCAGGGCGTGGTCGAGCTGGCGACCGCTGACGAAACCGTCGCCGGCAAGGATGCCACTCGCGTCGTGACGCCGGCAGCATTGGCGCCGGCACTAGTCAAAGCTATCGATAACCACAAGGCCGAAGCTGATCCGCACCAGGCTTATCTGACAGCCGACCGCGCCAATGCGCTGTACTTCCGCAAGCTGCCGGCATATACCAATAGCGATACCGATTGCGACACCTTGCTCGATACCGGCGTGCGCGATGTCTCGGTTGCCAATGATCGCGGCGTTATCGCAGCCACTAAGCTGCCTATCGGCGCCAGCGGTTATGGCACCTTGATCACCGAGAACGGCGGCCAGTTCGTCCAACAGATCTACACCGAAGCCACCATCGTGCACCGCACCTGGATACGCAACGGTTATCTGGGCGCGCCCCAGCCATTCAAGGGAAGCGACTGGAAGATGCTCTGGGATTCCGCGACGTTTGATCCTGGATCCAAGCAGGACAAATTCGGCTATATCCCAGTGCAGCAAGGTACAGGTGTCGGGCAAACGGCCAATACCGTCAAAATCGGCTGGAGCAACGGCAGCGGCGTGAAGGTGACGGTGGATGTTAGCGATATGGGGTCGGTCGTTTTTGCGCGACAGCGCACCAACTTAAATTGGAATGGACTAGGCGGCCAACCCACATGGATTTATGGCGGAACGACACCTGAAGACGTCAACGTCTACAACCCGTCTAACTTCAGCGTCAACTATGCCAATAGCGCCAATTATGCGTCAAGCGCCGGCAATGCCAATACCTGGAACGGCTTTCCATTGCGGTTTGCGGAGAATCCGCTCGCCAATCTGCCGTATTACATATTAGGCGTCGAAGCTGGCCGTAGCGATATCTCCATCTACAACCGCACGGCCCTGTCGGTCGGCTCCGCCATGACCGCCGTCTATGCCGGGCAGTTGACCGGTCCAGGGCTGCAAAACCAAAGCATCGGCGGCTACTTGTTGAACAAGAACTACACCAACCCCGAGGCGGCCGGCTCATGGCAATTGCGCGGCTTCGCCTATGACTTCGGATCGGGCGGCGATGGCGGAGCAGGTACACGAACAGCTTTATGGCAAAGGGTAGCGTAATGACAAAGACCAATAGTAACGAAACAGCCGACCAGGAGCTGCAGCCCATTATCGACCCGGCCCCTATTCCGCCGGCGCCGCCGCTGGTGTTTCTGCATCTGCTGCGCGCCAAGGAACTGCCAGCGGAAGTAAAGCCAGACAACCCGTTTGAGTATGAAGACATCAGGGACATTGTGCGCGTGCCTGCCGGTTTTACCTGTTCGGTCAAATTTATGAATCGTGACGACTATTTGCCATTCATGGCTTGTCCTGACGATGTGGAAGCGCATGGCCGTGCCATTCATGCCGACTGCGCAGCACGCCAGGCGGACGGTGTGCCGGATTACTTTCCGACCGATGCCGAGTTGCTGGAGGCGACCCAAGAGCGCATGGCGCGTGAGTTGCGTCGCGCCAACAGCGCTGTCACCAGATATCAGGACCGCGTCGACGTGGGCCGCGCCAGTGAGGCCGACATTGCGCTGCTGCTGGCCTGGAAAACTTACCGGGTTGACCTTAACGAGTTGCCCGACAGTGAAAAATTCCCGCATTGCCTCACCTGGCCGGTCGCACCAGATACCGCAGCCATTTAATTACTCACCCCATCACTAGGAGGCCACATTGGCAACTGATTACCACCATGGCGTGCGCGTCATCGAAAAGAACGAGGGCACCCGCCCGATCCGGACTGTCAGCACTGCGGTCATCGGCCTGATTGCTACTGCCGAGGATGCCGACCCGGCTGTTTTTCCGCTCGACACGCCGGTCCTGCTGACCAATGTGATTGCCGCCCAGGGCAAGGCCGGCGTCAAAGGGACACTGCGCCGCTGCCTGGAAGCCATTGCCTTGCAGACAAAGCCCATGATCATCGTGGTGCGCGTGGCCGAAGGGAAGGACGAAGCTGAGACTACGTCCAATGTCATCGGCACCACTACCGCTTCCGGCAAGTACACCGGCATTAAGGCGCTGCTGGCCGCTCAGGCCCGGCTTGGCATCAAGCCGCGGATCCTGGGCGCGCCTGGCCTGGATACAAAGCCGGTCGCCAATGCGCTAGCCAGCGTCGGTCAGCAGTTGCGCGCCTTTGCTTATGTGTCGGCGCACGGCTGCATGACCAAGGAAGAAGCGACCGCCTATCGCAAGGACTTCGGTCAGCGCGAGCTGATGGTGATCTGGCCGGATTTCGTGAACTTCGATACCGCCACCAATGCCGATGTCAGCATGCCAGCGGTGGCGTATGCCCTGGGCCTGCGCGCCAAGCTCGATGAAGAGATCGGCTGGCATAAAACCCTCTCCAATATGGTAGTCAACGGCCCGACCGGCATTTCTGCGGACGTGTTCTGGGATCTGCAAGACCCGGCCACCGATGCCGGTTACCTGAACAGTAAGGAAGTGACCACGCTGATCAACAGCAACGGCTTTCGTTTCTGGGGTTCGCGCACCTGTGAAGCCGGCGGCTATTTCTACTTTGAAAACTACACCCGCACCGCCCAAGTCGTCGCCGACACCATTGCCGAAGCGCATATGGCCTATGTCGATGTGCCGATGCACCCGGCCCTGGTCAAAGACATGATCGAGAGCATCAATGCCAAGTTCCGCGACCTGATCCGGGGCGGCTATTTGCTGGGCGGCAGCGCCTGGTTCGATCCTGAATACAACAGCAAGGAGAACCTGAAGGACGGCAAGCTGGCAATCGATTACGACTACACACCAGTGCCGCCGCTGGAAAACCTGCTGTTCCAACAGCGCATCACTGACCGCTACCTGGCCGAATTCGCCGCCGCCGTCAACGCCTAACCAGTCAATTATTTACATAGAAAGCACACCACACCATGGGCATGCCTAAGAAACTGAAAGATTTTATTTTGTTCGATAGCGGTAATTCCTATCGCGGCCAGGTGACGGAAATCACTTTGCCGAAACTCTCCCGCAAGATGGAAGAGTACCGCGCCGGCGGCATGACCGGCCCGGTGGCGGTTGACCTGGGCAATGAGGCCATTTCTCTTGAATGGACTGCCGGCGGTCTGCTCCTGGACGCGCTGCTGCAGTATGGCGCCCGCAGCCACAATGCCACGCAATTGCGCTTTGCCGGCGCTTATGAGAATGACGACGATGGCACCGTATCAGCGGTCGAGGTCGTCGTGCGCGGTCGTCATAAAGAAATCGACATGGGCAACGCCAAATCAGCCGAGGACACCAGCCAGAAATACACCACCGCATGCAGCTATTACAAGCTGACCATCGACAACCGGCCTATCTTTGAATTCGATTTCATCAACGCCATCGAGAAGATCGGCGGCGAGGACCGCAACGCCTCCATCCGTAGCGCCATTGGCCTGTAAGCCAGGTCAAGAACAACAGCGACCTCTTTTTTTATTTCACTTGTAAAACCCTTTTTGAAAGCTATGATGAAAAATTCTTCTTCCACCACCAGCAACGCGCCAGTCACTTTCAAGGCGATCACCCTGGACGAACAATCAAGCGCGGTGATACCGTCATCAGCGAAGTCACTATCCGCCGCCCGAAAGCGGGCGAGTTGCGCGGCGTCTCCCTAATGGAGCTGGGCAACCTGAGCGTGGCGGCCTTGCAGACCATCTTGCCGCGCATCACACAACCGACCTTGACCACCCAGGAAGTCGCCGGCATGGATCCGGCGGATCTGACCGAGATCGGTTCGGAGGTCGCTATTTTTTTGGTGAAGAGAGCCGATCGTCTGGCGGCCTTCCGGACCGAGTAGAAGATCCGATGGCCGATATTGCGGTGGTGTTTCACTGGCCGCCGCAGGCCATGGATGAACTGGACATAGTGGACTTGATGGCCTGGCGCGAACGCGCCAGGGTACGCAGCGGCACGGAAGACTAGGGAATATGGATGAGTGACAAGCAATTACGGTTACAGGTGGTGTTTGCGGCGCTGGACAAGCTGACCGGCCCTTTAAAAAAAATCACCAGCGAATCGTCCGCCCTGGGTAAAGCCGTCAAGGCCAATAACGACCGCCTGAAGGAGTTGAACGCCCAGCAAAAGGATGTTGGGCGTTTCCGCGAGTTGCACGCCGGCCTGGATGCCAGCTCCAGTAAATTGCGAGAAGTCCAGCAGCATGTCGCTGGCCTGGCGCAGAAGATGCAGCAAACCGCCCAGCCGACGCGCGCCATGACCCGTGAATTTAATGCAGCGGTCAAATCCGCCGGCGCATTGAAGCAGGAGAATCAGCAACACAGTGCGCAATTGCAGATCCTGCGCGACCGCCTGTCCGGCGCCGGCATGAGTACCAGCCGACTTTCCCAGCATGAGCGCAGCTTGCGCGGAGATATCGCCGCCACCAATATCCAGCTGGCGGAACAACAGAAACGGCTGTCCGCGATTGCCGGTCACCAGCAGAAAGTCAGTGCTGCGCGCCAGCATGCCGACAAGCTGCGCTCCACTGCCGGCAATGTCGCTGCCGCAGGCATTGGCGCCACGGTCGCCGGCGGCGCCGTGGGCGCGCCCATCGTCAAAGGATTGCAAGACGCGAAGCACTACCAGACCGAGAAAGCGCGTGTCACTGCCCTGGGCCTTGGCCCCCAGGTCAGCGCCGATGCCGAGAAGTACGCCCGCAGCATGAAGACCTACGGCACCAGCCACGCCGAGAACCTGGAGTTAGTCAGGGATAGCATGTCCGTGTTCGGCGACCTGCCGCATGCGCAGATGGTCGCGCCTACCCTGGCGAAGATGAAGTTTGCAAACAAGGCTTTTTACGGCGAGGAAGCCGGCGGCGAGAATGAGCGCAAGTTCATGGACATGCTCAAAGTCATCGAGGTACGCGGCGGCACGGCCAGTTCGGCCAAATTCCAGGAACAGGCCAACATGGTGCAGAAGGTCATTTCCGCGACCGGCGGGCGCGTCGGGCCGACCGAGTGGTTGAATCTCATCAAGACCGGCGGCATCGCGGCCAAGGGAATGGATGAAAAATCCTTTTACTACGAGCTGGAGCCACTGGTCCAAGAGCTGGGCGGCTTCGGCGTCGGTAACGGCCTGATGTCGAGCTATAACAATCTGTACCAGGGTCGCACCAGCAAGCGGGCCGCGATGAATCTGGACAAGCTGGGTCTGATTGGCGATCACACCAAGGTGAAACACGACAAGGTCGGTCAAACCGCCCAGCTGGATCCTGGTGCGCTGCTGGGTTCGGACCTCTTCAAGAAAAGTCAGTTCGAATGGATGGAAAAAGTGCTGTTGCCGCAATTGGCCAAGAACGGCATCACCGACAAGACGAAAGTCCTGGACACCATCGGCAGCTTGTTCACCAATCGCAAGGCCGGCGACCTGATGGCAAACATGTATTTGCAGCGTGCCCAGATCCACAAGAACATGAAGCTGAACGCCGGCGCTTACGACATCGATCAGCTGGACAATCTGGGCCGGAACCAGGCCAGCGGCAAGGAAATGGAAACCGCTGCCAAGTTGGCGGATTTACAGTTGACCATGGGTGAGAAGATTCTGCCGCTGTATTCCAGTGCCATCGATACAGTGACCACTGTCCTGGAGCGCTTGAACGGCTTCATGGAGAACAATCCGACCTTGACCAAGGTCATGATTGTAGGTTTCGGCATCCTGGCGGCTATCCTGGTGGTGCTGGGACCGCTGATGCTGGGCCTGGCTGCCTTAATCGGCCCCTATGCGATGCTGCATGTGCTGTTTGCCAAGATGGGCATTGCCGGCGGCGTGCTGACGCCGATCTTGCGCGGCGCTGCTTCCGCCTTTCTATGGCTGGGCCGCGCCCTGCTGTTTGTCGGTCGGGCTTTCCTCATGAATCCCATCGGCCTGGTGATTACCGCCATTGCCCTGGCTGCGTACCTGATTTATCAGTATTGGGAACCTATCAAGGGGTTCTTTACGGATATATGGAACACCGTCGGCAATGCGTTTAGCAGCGCTTGGATCAGCATTAAGGGATTTGCTGGCGGGCTGTGGGCGGACGTGCAACAAGCATTCGCCGGCGGCATAGGCGGCGTGACCGCCCTGGTGCTGAACTGGTCGCCGCTTGGCTTGTTCTACCAAGCGTTTGCCGGCGTGCTGCGCTGGTTCGGCATAGATTTACCGGCGAAATTCAGCGATTTTGGATTGAACATTATGCAGGGCCTGGCAAACGGGATTACTGGCGCCCTAGGGACTGTTCGCACTGCGATTGCCGGCGCCAGCGATAGTGTGGTTGGCTGGTTTAAGGAAAAGCTAGGCATCCATAGCCCTAGCCGGGTATTTGCCGAGCTGGGTGATTTCACGATGCAGGGGCTGGCGGTCGGTTTGCAGCGCAGCCAGGGTGATCCGCTTAACCAGGTCGGCGGCCTCGCCAAACGCTTGACCCAGCTGGGCGCCGGACTTGCCATCGGCGCGGCGGCGATGCCGGCACTGGCCTTCGACACCCGGCCGCCGATTGCGTCGCGTACTGCTGGTGCCGGCATGGTGGTGCAGGGCGACACGATCACGATCACGATCACTGTCCAGGCAATGCCGGGCATGGACGAGCAGGCGATTGCCCGTGCCGTAGCGCAAGCGCTGAATCAGCGCGACCGGGAAAAGGCAGCACGGATCCGCTCAAGCCTGTCCGACTACGATAACTAAGAGGAAATTTTGTCATGATGATGGTCCTGGGCATGTTTGTCTTTAGCCTCCCGACCCTGGCCTACCAGGAGCTGCAGCGTAAAACCGACTGGAAGCACCCGAGCACCTCTCGGGTCGGCGCCCGCAATGCCCGCCAGTTCACCGGCAAGGGCGACGACACGATCACGCTATCCGGCTGGATCGCACCAGAATTGACTGGTAGTGTCTATTCCCTGGATGCTTTGCGCCTGATGGGCGACACAGGCAAGTCCTGGATACTGATTGCTGGCACAGGTCGGATTTACGGTTCGTTCGTCATTACCGGGATGACCGAGGGGCGCACTGTCCTGGGGCAGGACGGCGCCGCCGGCAAGATCGAATTCTCTATCACCCTGGAGCGTACTGACGAATCGGTGCTGGGCTTGCTCAATACCCTTGGCGACCTGGGCAGCATCAAGAACATGCTGAGCCTGGAAGGGATCAGCAACAGCGTGAGTAACTTCGCCAGCGACGTGCGGAGCGTGTTCTGATGGACTATCCCATTCCCGCGTTTAAGATCACCCTGGACGGTCGGGACTTGACCGCCAAGTTTGCGCCGCGCCTCGTCAACCTGAGTTTGACGGAATGCCGTGGCGACAATGCCGACGAACTGCGCCTGACCTTGTCCGATGCGGACGGTCAGCTGGCTTTGCCGCCTAAGGGTGCCAGGATCAATGTGCAGATCGGCTGGCAAGATGCCGGCCTGGTCGACAAGGGTGTGTTCACGGTCGATGAAGTCGAGCACAGCGGCGCGCCGGACATGCTAACGCTGCGGGCGCGCACGGCCAGCCTGATCAACACCTTCCGTCAGCCCCAGGAGCGCAGTTTCCACGATACGACGCTGGGCGCGGTGATCGAGGTGATCGCGTTTCAACAGGAATTGAAAACCGGCATTGCCGAGGCGCTGCGCAATGTGCCTGTAAAACACTTGGACCAGACCAGGGAGAGCGATGCGGCATTCCTGCGCCGGCTGGGCAAGAAATACGATGCTGCTGCGACGGTAAAGAACGACACCTTGCTGTTCATGCCGGCGGGCCGCAGTAAGACTGCGTCGGGTAAATCTCTGCCGACGATTCGGATCGTACGCCGAGATGGTGATCGGCATCGTTATCATAGTGCCGAACGCGATAGCTACAGCGGCGTGCGCGTGTTCTGGCATGACGACCGGCACAGCATGCGCCGCAGCGTCGTCGCCGGCCAGCCTGGCAACAGCAAGCGACTGCGTATCACCTACGCCAGCGAAGCCGACGCCCGCACCGCGGCTGTCGCCGAATGGCAGCGAATTCAGCGCGGCCTGGCAACCTTTGAATTGTCGCTAGCGATGGGCGATCCGGCACTGATGCCGCAATCGCCAGTGAACGTCATGGGATTCAAAACTGAGATCGATAACGAGGATTGGCTGGCGGCGAAAGTGACCCACAACATCAGCGATGCCGGATTTACCACCGATATCGAATTCGAGACGCGCACCGAGGAAGCCGAAGTCGAGCGCGAAGATGAGATCGATCCGGATCCGGGCGTGACCGGCGTCAGCGCACCATGGCACGACAAGGTCACAAGGAAACAGGGGGAGGCGTTGGCTGGATCGACATCGAATGTCAAAAAACTGAAACACGTTTATGCGAGTAAACAAACCGCCACGCGCGCCGCGAAACTCGAATGGGAAAAAATTCAAGAGCGGCGCGCCATCATCAAAGAAAACAATGACGGCCAGTAGTCCCGACCGTCACTGCTTCGATATATGATCAGGAACTACATCGACGGTGCTGAGCGTTCGCGGGGGCGGGATTCTTCGCCCCAATATGGCCGCCTATCCGGTCCATCCTGGAAACATTCCCGATAGGCACCAGTGGCTGTTTTAATTATTTCACCTACCGCATAAAAATGACTAGCTGAGCGGCAGTAACGCGCAGGCAGGTTTGTTATGGGTTGCTGAAATAGTGGCCAGTTCCCTGTCATCAGCGCGGCCATGAATGCTGCCGACTGCCATTTGAACATGCGCTTCAAGCGGTGGAAGCGCGCCGAATTTTGTGGCGCTGCTGGCACGACGGCCAGATCCTCCACTGCCGCCAAGGCATTACCCATCACCAGTTGTCCAATGGACCATTGATTCACGGTTTCTGTTCTGCTCCACGCCCAGAATTTACTTTTCCAAATTTTTTTTAGGCTTTGTTGGTTTCTTGCCGGCGTACAGATTAAACGTTTGCGGCGTTTTGGTATCGCCGGAAACTTGCTGACCGATAGTGACATTATGAAATGTCGCAGTCGCCTTAGTATTTGTTTTTGGCTTTTCTGGACTTGCTGCCGGATCGCTCATGCCGTCGATCATTCCCAGGACCCCAGCTTTGCCGCGAATATCGAGGCCGCGATACCCCGCCAAAAGCTGATTCTCATCGTCAGATAAAGTCTGCACTGACGGTTTTCCTAGCATTACGTATTGCACGTCAACACCGATAGCAGCCAATGCGATGAGATATCCAGCATCAGGAAAACGCTGGTCTTGCTCATAAGTAAATTGCGAAAGCTTTTTTACGCCACCGACCGCACCAAGGGCTTCTTGGGTCAAGCCAAGTCGCGTGCGTTCTTCTTTTAATCGTTCACCAAATGTATTTTTAATCATAATTATCTGTTGCAAATTATGTTTTACCATAATATAGTTGCGCCATCCCTAGCAGCTACACATCATAACACCATGAAAATCATCCCCAGAGCAGCGCGCATTCCTCAGGGCAGGACAGCCCAGCCGCGCAATGTGCGCCTAATGCCTGTCGAGTTGCTAGAAATCAAACACTATGCGACGAACGAAGACGAATCGATTGCCTGGCTCCTTCACTACCTTATCTTTCGTGGCCTGGATGACTACAAGCGCGAACTCGACTACAAACGCAAACTTGCTTCTTACCAATAATCGTTAAGGACGCCACCATGTATCCCGACACCAAGCGCATCCGCACAAACCGGCTCACCCTCCGTTTTGACGACTATGAACACGACCTGATTAAGGCGCTAGCTAACTATCAGGGTGAACAGCCATCCACACTGCTGCGTCAGCTAGTGCTGCGGGAAGCTGCGGCTGCCCTGGGCATCAGCGATGGTGAAATAGTAAGTGCTAAGGCTGCCTAAGCCTAGACCGCAATAAGCCGACAAAGAGCCGACGAAAAGATGCCAGTTCAAGAAATCACCCTTACCGATGCAGAACACGACTTGCTGGAGCGCGTGCGCCATCAGCAGGGTCTGGATTCGGTACAACAGGCAGCGGAATGGCTTGCAAAATCGCGCTTGCGCAAGCAGTCGCGGCAAATTTCCGGCAGAGGCCGGGCGCTATATCCGGTCGACAGGAAGCCAGCATGAGAGTTATCAGCATTCCTTGCCCACATTGCCACCATCGCGTGCGTGCAGCCAAGAGCCGCACCATGTCGGACTTGATGAAAGAGATCACCTACATGTGCCAGAACCCGGATTGCGGCCACGTTTTCGTCGCTAGCCTGGAAGTGCTGCGCACCTTGTCGATGTCGGCGATGCCGAACCCCGATATTCGTATTCATGTCTCCCAACACGTTCGCAATGCTTGCGCTAATCAACTGGCGCTGAAATTGTGAGGAAACCATGATCGCATCGCCTCGCAACCTAGCGCCGCCGTAATCCCCCGCTAGTTCGTTTTACCCCTCCCGTTGTTCCCTGCAATGCCTATTTTCAGGCATGCGGGATTCGCTCACCCTGAAGAAAGGCAAGCATGTCAATCTCAATGAATTTTGTAAATATCAAGAGCATCGCCGTCGGGCTGCCAAAAACTGTCCAGCACGAAAATCCGGATATCGGCCTGTACACGACGCAACGGCTGGTTGTTGCCCTGGAAGATGGCGGCCGCCATCACCTGGTGTTTTTCCTTGAGACCGGCATGAATGCACTAGCCGTGGGGGAAATGGTCACGAACGAGCAGGTGGTCGCATGAAAAAATTCCTCTTCGACTTCGCTGTGATGACACTCGGTTGTCTCCTGATGATGGCAGGCCCGCTGCTGCAAGCCTTCGGCATCATCGGAGGGTAAGCCGTGGCAAATCAATCTCAACACGCGCACCAGGACATTGCACAGATGCACCTGGAACACGCCTATATCGTGCTGGCCGGCGACAAGGAAAGCGTCCGCGCCGGCTATTGGAAGCGTGTCTCGCAACGCGGGCGCAGGATGATTCTGTGGTCGGCTGGCCTGGACGTCAAAAAGAGCGAGGGAACACTGCAGTCTTTCGATGCCATGGAGCGCGGCGTAATGCACTGTGAAGCCCGCCGCATCATCAAGGAAATGGAACTGATCTTGCGTTGCGCCCAGGGCGGCGAACTGCCTAGCCAGTTCCCGCCAGCTTGCCACGAATCGGACGGCATTGCGGCATGAGTTACCGCATCTATTCCTCTGACGCCATCACTGGCCTGCCTAAGCGCATGGGCCGCGCCCTGCGCGCGCTGTTTGAGCGCGATGGCATGGCAAAGCATGAGCACAAGATCGACGTCATTGACGAAATCTGGTCCGACGATCACCTGCCGCCGCTCGACGCCTCCGACGAAGCACTTTATCGGACCGCCGACACTGCCGCCCGCGAGTGCTACCAGTTCTGCGCCGACCTGCAATCCCTGGACGCGATTGTGTCGGCAATTCGCAACCATTGCGACCACCATGGCGTCGCCGCGCCGGCAGGCGAAGAAGAAAGCGAGATTATCCGCCGGGCAGTCGATAAAGCCTGGTGGCTGCGCGGGATCCGCAAGGCGCATGCGCGCCGCTGTGAACATATGGCGATCCGCTTGGGTTTTACGCACTTCAAGGCCGGCAACTACGTCAGCAATGAAACCGCGCTTCGCCAGCTTCGCCGCAACAAGCAGAATGCCAAGCTGCTGGCGTCGATTGAATTGCAGAATGAAAACGGGCAGGTCTATAGCCTGGAGGCGCTGGCCGCTCTGGGTACGGCCAATAAATCCATTCGGCACGACGAGCTAATGACCCGAATTCGCGGCTTCGAAGAAATCGCCTTCGACCTTGGGCATGTCAGCATCTTTGCCACCATCACCGCACCTAGTAAATATCACGCGGTCCTGAGCAAGAACGGCGAACCGAACCCGAAGTACATGGCGTTCGGCGAACCGACGCCACGCGCCGCCCAGGTGTATCTGTGCGACGTATGGAAGCGGATCCGCTCCAAGCTGCACCGCGACGGCATCCACGCCTACGGCTTCCGCATTGCCGAGCCACACCACGATGGCTGCCCGCATTGGCACATGCTGATGTTCATGCCGCCCGAACACCTGGCGCGTTACGAGAAAGTCATCACCGCCTATGCCATGGCGGAGGATGGCGACGAGCGCGGCGCGGACAAAAACCGCGTCAAGCTGGTGCGTATGGAAGCTGGCAAGGGCACGGCTGCTGGCTACATCGTGAAATACATCACTAAGAACGTGCACGGCAAAAACCTGGGCGACCACCACATGACGGAGGATGGTCAGACCCATATTGTGGCGGACGATCTGATCGGCGATGAACTGATTACGCCGAGCCAGCGCGTGTGCTATTGGGCGCAGACCTGGGGCATCCGGCAATTCCAGCAGGTCGGCGGCGCGCCTGTCGGTCCCTGGCGTGAGTTGCGGCGTGTCAAAAGCGAAACCATCCACAAGGCACCCGAGGCGGTCAAAGCGGCTTGGCATGCCGCACAGAGCATCAAGGCCACGGAAATCAATATTGTCGATGGCAAGCGTGTCAAAACCGTCAAGACGATCAAGCAAGCGTCCTACCGCGATTATCTGCTGGCCCAGGGCGGTCCCACAGTCGGGCGCAAGGGCCTGGTCAAGATCGCCACACGCACCACGGTGATCGAAGGCAAGTATGCGACCTACGAGGCCGACAAGCCATGCGGGATTTATCACGTATTCAATCCGCACGCCGTGTACGAATCGGTCCGCTACCAGTGGACGGTCGTCGGCAAGGCCAAGGCTGTGGCTTTTGACTTTCCTTGGACTGGTGTAAATAACTGTACGCAAAAATCCAAAAAACGGAAATCCAGTTCTGTTCTTGAGCCGGACGAAATAGAAAAAATTGCGGTTCGGCTGGCTGCATTCATCGAAAAGAATCCGCAGCCGGCATATCAGCCGACCGACTGGTCGGCGATTGAGAAAAAATCCAAAGATCTGGAGCTGGAAACCAAGAAATTTGCAGATGCGATGAACCTGCAATGCGAAAACACGCGCCGGCAGGAAGTGGCCGCGTATGAAAAAAACGACATGGCGGCACGCAAGCGCCTTGTCGCGACTTGGGCAGCCCTCGGCGCCTGCCCATATCCACGAATTTTTATTACTGAAAGGGACTTATGAAAACCATGATGTACGTGTGCCTCAATTCGCTCATCGGCTTCGCCCTGGTGGGCATCGCCGAAATCATCGAACCGGCATTGATACGCCGCAAGATCCGCTGCCACGGCGTGCTTGCATTCGTCACGGCTCTGCTTATTCTCGTTGCGCTGCTGGTCGGCCTGCTCCTGGGAGCCTTCCATGAATAACGCCACCCAAACTATCACCGTCAAAGTGCGCGACCGCGTGACGTTCGACACCGACGAAGGCATCCAGGCCGGTTATGTCAGCGATTTGCGGCGCGACCTGGGCAATGGCGAACAGCACGCCTGGGTTGAACTGGAACACTATTTGCCTGGTTGCTTCCGCGCCGTGCCGGTCTCGGATATTCTGACTTCTGACCAGGTCGGACCACCATCGGCTATATATTTTGGACTCGATCCGGCGGAAGATCTTGGGAAGTTTCGGCATCTATATTCTTGTGTTTTTGAAATACAGGAAGATTGTGCGGAGGAGGGGACGCAGTGAGTCTTTTGACACAAGCATATGTATTGGAAAATTTTGGCTTGCGTTTAAATGTGCCGCAATTATCGAGGTTACTTGACATAGCGGAAGGCACAATTCGCAACCAGATCAGCGCCGGCGCCTTTCCCATCATCACTTATACCGAAGGCGCACGACGTTTTGCGAGCTATCAGGCAGTGTCAGAGTATTTGGACGGTCAGCATTTGATTGCCAGGAGGCGGCCTCCAAATCGTGCATGAGTTTGAAGGCGCCCTTGCACGAGCGGCGCGTTCGTGCAAGGGCGCCTTCGAGCGCTTTAATTGGGGGCCTTTTTTACCGGAGCTTCCTCTAGTGGTAAGTCTGTTTGTATTTGGGAAGTTCCAGGTTTGACGATTCTCCAAGAAGGTTTTTTTCCTTGAACTTTCGGTGTTTGTTCTATTTGGCCTTGATCTCTTAAACGATAAAAGACCTGCTTCATGGAATTTTCCGATTTGATACCCGTCAATTCGCGTGCAATGGAATTTGTGATCTCTTCTTCAACCGCTAGATGTTCCATTACCATCTGTTCAGGAGAGCCAAGGCTTTCATGTCGAAGTGTGACTATGACCGCGCTGTCAGTTTCATCAATTAGTGGCTTTTTCAGTCGAAGTTTGTCCATGGCTTCAAATGCTGTATTTAAGCCTTCTCCAACATCTTTGTTCGGTGGATTCTTGAATTTGTTAATGAGGCGAACAATCTTCGGATTTCTTGCGAACTGTGTCTCGATTATATTTTGCGTTGTAACGTGACCAGGAAGTCTACCAGGGCTTTCGATCTCCACTCGGTTGTCAAAAATGCGGACCTGTACGTCGGATTGGACATTGTAGTCACGGTGCAGAATTGCGTTCGTCAATATTTCGTGCAGCGCTTCTTCTGGATATTCAATTTTCTCCATGCCATTTGTTCCGAGTTTTTCGATACCCTCGATGATCTCTTTAACCTTATCCACTGCGTCGTAGATAAGGGTGTAAAGGGGGCCTTCAACCGTGATTGGGTCAAACGCTAAATAGTCCCGTTCAGCATCTTGTTTGGTCTGATAGCGAAGAATTTTTATTGCGGATCGTTTGGCTAGAATAGCTTGAGGATTGTCGGAAAATAATAGAATTCCGCCCACCGTTGGCCTGTCGTCTCCTGTGAGAATTCGCTGCTTTTTTAGCCAGATGTCGGGCTCCCCAGTAGGTACGACGTCTAGGAGAAAATTAATAATTGTGTTTGAGTTCGTGATCTCGGCCGCTTCTATATCTAGAAGTTCATCTTCAAACGATTTGACCCCTTTGTCATATCGGAGGCGTTCCAAGGCTTCAGGCCCAACGACGGGAAGGCTTTGTGCGTTTCTCCTGACGTAAATCTTGGTATCAGATGCTGCGATAATGTCTTTTGTCTTAAATATAGTCAGATGCAAAACGAGTCCTGGAGCATCAGCGTGCCGGAGAAATTCAGCGTCGTAATTATTGCCAAGCTGATTAAGCTGTTCCAATACCTGAAAGATGGCGTTTGCAGCTTCTTGATCCGCGAACCCACTCCACTGGCTTTGCTTTCCCTTAGGCCCCTCGATCTCTTCTATACCGACATATATTTCTCCGCCGCTGGTATTTGCAAATGCCGCGATCGTTTTGGTGAGCTTTCCCGGAGAAATTTCTGCACTTTTCAAGTCAACAAAGTGTGTTTCTGGAATCAGGAGTAGCTCGTTAAATTCATCCAGTTCAAGAGTTTTTACAGAAATATTCAAGACTTACCCCCGTTTAAATATATGTCACGGACTATATCCCTAAATTGCCTTGAATAAGTAAACCCTATTCAAGCTGCCTTGTTTGGAAAAATAATCACGCGACCTTTTTCCGCAATATCTTCGGGCTTTAGATTGGTGTACCGCTTCAGGTTACGCCAATCTTTGTGACCAGTGACTGCAGCCACTTCTGGTATTTCCCATCCAGCTTCAAATAACGCACTGGCTGCCTCATGACGCAGATCGTGCATATGCAGGTCAACGATTTTCGACTCATCACACGCCCATTTAAAATACTTACTGGCCGTCCCCGGTTCGTAAGGAAAAATTCGCTTATCGATCTTTGGCTGCCGCATGACAATCTCGAAAGCCTCAGCAATAAGGGGGACCCATTCGTCATTGCCTTTTTTCTGACGTGGATGTTTTCTGTCGCGCACCATCACCATACGTGCCGCTTCGTCCAGGTCGTCCCAGACAATTCTGAATATCTCACCTCGCCGAAACCCCGAACGCAGCAGCACTGTCACGATGTCGATCATTGGGAGTGCATATTGCGGATTGTCGGCGAACCATCGCAAGATCGCGATGAGTTCGGCGCCAGTTGGACGGCGCTCTCTGGTTTTTCCACCTTCGACCAGGTGCAGGTGTTTTAGCATGGGACGGGCCTTCGTGACTGCGTCAGGAATATTTGCGTCTAGCATGCCGGCCATATGGCGCAGTACCGTACCGAGTTTCGATAGCTCCATTTCCACTGTATAACCGCCTACGCCGTCATCTGTGCGCCGAGCCTGCGCATAGCTCACGATATCTTGCGTTGTCAGCTGGGCAGCGATCTTGTCGCCTAGCTTAAGCGTCAGTCGCTTCAACATGTAGTGCTCGTTGGTCTTTGGACCAATAGGGCGCCCCGACTCTTCACGGACAGTTCGATAGTCTGCGATAAGTGTCGCAAGGTCCTTTTTCAGGGCGGAAGTATTCCCGGACTCGACTTCGATCTCCATGGCGCGCGCCCATCGTTCAGCTTCTGACTTCGTTCTGAACGTTTTTGCTATACTCCTGCCTTTAATGCGAACTTGAGCGCGCCAGCGTTTGCCGATTGCTAGTATGGATGCCACGTAGTTTCCCCTGTTTTGTCTCCGGGGATTGTAGCAAATCTGTAGCAGTCAGAACGTTAACTTGCATGATTTCGCGTTAACGGGAATGATAGGGGAGGCGTTGTAAAACAATCCTAAGTTATTGAATTTATTGAGTGTTTTCAATAGAATCAAAGACTTATTCCTCCCATTGATTTACCCCGTCTCGCCATAGTTCAATGGATAGAACGAGTGCCTCCTAAGCGCTAGATACAGGTCCGATTCCTGTTGGCGGGACCATCCATATTTTTGGGAAATCCCAATAAATCGCCGCAAGCCATGTATTTAAAGGCTTTTCAGTCGATTTCTATTTCTTTGTAAGTCGGCAAAATCCCGTAAAAAAACACTAATTGCTGATGTTGTCTCCCCAGGATTTCCCCATCATCTCCCCATTCGTGTTGTAATCGCTTTTTTTTCGGCAAGAGCGGGCAAATGGCGTCAATTGTAAAGAGTGCTGGTGGGTGGCGAGTACAAATTTCAATCAAAGGTAAGCGCGAATCAGCCACGTTTGTGACTAAGGCTCAGGCGCAAGCGCAAGCATGGGCAGCTATGCGTGAAGCAGACTTGCGATCTGAAAAAACAACGGGCATCGTAGCTGGGAAGACATGCCGTAACGCTTTTGAGCGCTACGAAAAAGAAGTTTCAAGGACAAAGCGTGGCGCAAAGTGGGAGGCGCAGCGCCTCTCAACAATAGCCGACATGGCTGTCGACGGCATCAAAATCGGCGATATGCCGCTTGCTAAGCTGACCTCTGATTTTCTCGGACAGTGGCGCGATTCCCGGTTAAAAACTGTCGTGGGGTCGACGATTAATCGCGATTTGAATTTGTTGTCACATGTATTCTCGACGGCTACGCGTGAATGGAAGTGGATGGCTGCAAGCCCAACTACTAATGTTCGGCGCCCTTCGAATCCTAGCCCCCGCGATCGCTTGATTTTGTTGGATGAAATTGAACGCATTACGTTTGCGCTTGGCTTTGATGGGGCGCTGGTGGAGACGAAAAGTCAGGCCGTCGCAGTGGCCTTTTTGTTTGCTATTGAAACCGCGATGCGCGCTGGCGAGATCTGCGGATTGTTGCCTGAGGATGTTATGGGACGGGTAGCTCACTTGCCGATTACGAAAAATGGGACAAAGCGAGACGTCCCGCTGTCCATCCGTGCGCTTGAATTGCTCGCTCTGCTGCCAAAAGTTGGGAACGGCGAACCGCTATTCGGTTTGAATTCAGTTTCGTTAGATAGCTTATTCCGCAAGGCACGCAACAAGAGCATGATTGAAGGGTTGACGTTTCACGATACCCGCCATGAGGCAATTACTCGACTAGCAAAAAAACTAAATGTCTTAGAGTTGGCAAGAATGGTAGGACATCGTGATCTACGCATGTTGCAAATTTATTACAATGAAACGGCTGCGCAATTGGCCGAGCGTTTGGACTAATAGTAGGCATTGGTGGCCGGAAGTTTGCAAGCCAAGGCGATCATTACTTTCTCGGATATGTCGACATGGCCAGCGCACCACATGTGCCGGCCATGTCGAGGACGCTTTTATGCATGAAATTTGCCGTACCTCACCCGCGCCAGCCTATAGCAGCAAGTGCCATTTCAATGTTGTTCGCTTCGGCTGCCATGCCCATCTTTCGGAGAATGGCGGGCATCTGCGGCCAAGGCGGATGGATTGCCATATAGGGATCTAAGTCCGGCCCCGTGTACATTCCACCACCTGGGCCCGTATAGAGGCCTCCACCCGGACCTGTATATAAGCCGCCTCCTGGACCGGAGTACAAGCCACCACTTCCCGGGCCGGTGTATGCGCCTCCGCCCGGGCCGGTATAGAGACCTCCGCCTGGCCCCGTGTACGCGCCGCCACCAGGACCAGAATACATACCTCCGCCAGGCCCTGTGTAGGCCCCACCACCCGGGCCGGTGTACATGCCACCACCGGGACCCGTGTACGCACCGCCTCCCGGTCCTGTGTACATGTTGCGAACCCACATTTCAGCAGCGCTCATCGCGTTTCCTTTCTGCGTTTTTGATGTCTACAAGTCGGGTCAAGCCTGAGCTATTACATTGATAGCTCTTCCGTTCAACCAGTTACATTTCGTTCCATCGGAATGCCGCCTCCCAACCTCATGGCCAAACGTCCCATCTTACTGTCCTCAACTTCGAATCCGTGTCGACTAAAAATAGATACTATTTCGAGACTGGCCGCAGTCAACGTAAGTTGTCTGTATTGGCGGCTCAGCGCGTATTGGTTCATGTTATCGACGAGTGTTGAAAGCAGGCCCAGGCCGTGATGTGTCTGATGGGGAAAGCGTCGCTCTGCTCGTGCGATGGGTTTATCCGGATTGCAAAATGTTATGTCTCCCAACTGTAGGTCTGAATTGTAGACATCTGCCAAGAGGATTTCCATAACGAGATTTGCTTTGCGAGGTACGCCTTTAAACGCTCGTGCGTAATAAATATCGCGAATAACGTCTTCGCCAATAACCTTGGATATGGCCCGATGAAGCTTTGGGTCAACGCGATCGAAATAATCCGCTAGTTGCGTCGGATCGACATCAACCCATTTGTTGTGGACAATGCGGTTCCAGACGTTTCCTCCGATTGCATTGACGGCATCAGGTTTTTTTTGGAAATGTAGGCGAGTTCAGGCATCCCGTGTTCTTCGAAGGTGAGATCGGCGCCAAAAATTTTTGCGAGTTTTTCGCGTGGTACAACGTCACTTATTTGGTTCAGTGCCATTTCTCGTCCCCTTCGTATGAATGCTGTTGTAAGAATTAGGCTGACTGCTTAATGCTTTTCCCTATACGACTCTGACCAAACAATGATTTCCGTGGCCTTATATAGTGGGTGTGTTCTACCTTTTGCCGATGGCAGACGGATTGCCTTTGGAAAATCTGGTAGACAGGCGATTCGTTCTCGGACAACGGATGCGTCCCGCTTCAAATATTGACCAATCGTTGCAATATCCCAAAGATCAATCCCAAGTGGAATACTCGGCTTGAAGTGTTTTACTAGAGCTTCCGCCAGCTTATTTATCAGTTCTACATCGCTCATTACTGTTGCTCCTTATACACCTTTTCGCCTGCCTTGTGGTTTGCTTTGATTTCGCTGATTGGATCAGCGCGTTTTCGATGAAGACGGTAAATGTCCCTCCACTCCGCGTCGGGATGCTCTCGGACATGGAAGGTACTAAGGTTGTGTATCGTGTGATCGACGGCGACGGAGTACAAGAAATGTCGGCAATATACGACTTTATCGAAGGTTTGGGCCTGGTCGGCTATGGTCTCTACGATCACCCGCGGTTCAACACCATCTACGGGCTTCTCGAGCACCGGCCCGAGTCCGAGACTGATTTTGTCGTGCGCTGTTTCGATTGATTCTCGAATCGATATCTTCATAAATCACTTTCGGTCATAAAAATTCGTGGATAGGGGCAGGCATTGAGTTCTGCCCACATCGAAACGAGGCGTTTTCTTGCCGCCATGTCGTTTTTTTCGTACGCGGCCACTTTCTGCATGCGCGTGTTTTCGCATTGCAGGTTCATCGCATCTGCAAATTTCTTGGTTTCCAGCTCCAGCTCGTTGGATTTTTTTTCTATCGCGGACCAGTCGGTCGGCTGATATTCCGGCTGCGGATTCTTTTCGACGAATTCAGCTAGCCGAACGGCAATTTTTTCGATTTCGTCCGGTTCAAGAACAGAACTGGATTTTCTTTTTTTTGGATTTTTGCGTACAGTTATTTACACCAGTCCAAGTCGACCAAACGCAGCGCCACGCGCGCGCCAGGCACGCTTGCAAAGTTCACCGCCGTTGCCAATGACCCCGCCGCCATGCGTGATGCCGCCCGCAGCCTGTACTGGCAGGGCTGGCGCATTTCCTCCATTGCCAAGCATCTCAAACTCAAACGCAGCACGGTCGCCAGTTGGAAAGAGCGCGATCAGTGGCATTTGTCTACGGCGATAGACCGCGTGGAAGGGCAGATCGAAGCGCGCATGGTCCAGCTGGTAAGTAAAGAGGTCAAGACCGGCAGCGACTTTAAAGAAATCGACCTGTTGACCCGCTCCCTGGTGCAGATGTCGCGCAAGCGCCGCTATGACGGCGGCGGTAATGAGGCGGATCTCAATCCGAACCTGGACAAGAGAAATGCCGGCCCGAAGAAGAAATCGACCCGCAACGATTTCAGCGAAGAGCAGCAAAGCCAGCTACTCGATGCCTTCCGCGATTCGCTGTTCGACTATCAGAAGGTCTGGTATCGCAACGGCCACGAGCGCACGCGGATTATCCTGAAATCGCGTCAGATCGGCGCGACCTGGTACTTTGCCCGCGAGGCGCTGGCCGACGCCCTGGCGACTGGCCGCAATCAGATTTTTCTATCGGCGTCGAAGGCACAGGCGCACGTGTTCAAGCAGTACATCGTCCAGTTCGCCAAGGAAGCTGCCGGCGTAGAGCTGTCGGGCGACCCTATTGTGCTGCCGAATGGCGCACACCTGTATTTCTTGGGAACCAGCGCCAGGACCGCCCAGGGCTATCATGGCAATTTCTACTTTGATGAATTCTTCTGGACTCATAACTTTACGGAGTTGAACAAGGTGGCGTCTGGTATGGCGATCCAGAAGAAATGGCGTAAGACCTATTTCTCGACGCCATCATCGGTCAATCACCAGGCGTATCCGTTCTGGACCGGCAAGGAATTTAGCGACCGGCTGCAGAAGGCCGGCAAGGCCAAGATCGATATTTCGCACTTGCGGCTGTCGAGCGGATTTACGGGGGAGGACAAAATCTGGCGCCAGATTGTCACGATCCTGGACGCCGAGGCCGGCGGCTGCAATCTGTTCGACCTGGATCAACTGCGCGATTTCGAATACAGCCCCGATCAGTTCGACAATTTGCTGATGTGTAATTTTATCGACGATACCAAGTCGATATTTCCGCAAGCCGAATTGCAGCGCTGCATGGTCGATGCTTGGGACGCCTGGGAGGACTACAAGCCGTTTGCAGCGCGTCCGTTTGGTTATCGTCCGGTCTGGATCGGTTACGACCCTTCACTGTCGGGCGATAGCGCTGGCTGCGTGGTGCTGGCGCCGTCGCTGGTCGCCGGCGGCAAGTTCCGCGTGTTGGAGCGTCACCAATGGCGCGGCATGGACTTTGCCGCCCAGGCCGAAGCCATCCGGCAAATGACCTTGCGCTATCACGTCGAGTACATCGGCATCGATACCACCGGCATGGGGATCGGCGTGTTTCCGATAGTGAAGCAGTTCTTCCCTGGTGTGACCGCCATCAACTATTCCGCCGAGGTCAAGGTACGTATGGTCTTAAAGGCCAAGGATGTCATCAGCAAAGGGCGCCTGGAATTCGACGCCGGCGCCACCGACCTGTCGGCAGCCTTTATGGCGATTCGCAAAACCATCACTGCCAGCGGCAGGCAAGTCACCTATGACGCAGGCCGTACTACCGAGACCGGTCACGCCGACTTGGCCTGGGCCTGTATGCACGCGCTCGATCACGAACCGATAGAAGGTATATCGGAAAGCACCACCTCATTTATGGAGATTTATACATCATGAAGAAACAACGTTTCAATAAGCGGACCCAACACGCCGCATCGGCGCCGCCTGACCAGGTAACGCCGCCTGGGCCATCCGTGGAGGCGTTTTCGTTTGGCGATCCGACGCCGGTGTTAGATCACGCCGACATCATGGAAAGCCTGGAATGCTGGCTCAATGGCAAGTGGTACGAACCGCCGATCAGTTGGGCGGGGCTGGCCAAGTCGTTTAACGCCAGCGTCCACCACAGCAGCGCGATCCACTTCAAGGTCAATATCCTGTCGTCCACCTTTGCGCCAAACAAATATTTGTCGCTGGCGACATTTAAGCGTCTCGCACTGGACTTCCAAACCTTTGGCAATGCCTACCCGGAAAAGCGTAGCAGCCGCACTGGGCGGCTGGTGGAGTTAAAACATTCTCTTGCCAAGTACACGCGACGCGGGCGGGATCTGGACAACTACTTCTTTGTGCCGGGCTGGCAGCAAGAACATGAGTTTGCCAAGGGTGCCGTATTCCACTTGATGGACCCCGATGTGAACCAGGAGGTGTACGGCCTGCCGCAATACCTGTCCGCCTTGCAGTCGGCCTGGCTCAACGAATCGGCCACGCTGTTCCGCCGCAAATACTACAAGAACGGCTCTCACGCCGGCTTCATCCTCTACATGACCGACGCGGCGCAGAACATCAAGGATGTGGACAACCTGCGCACGGCACTACGGGACAGCAAGGGGCCGGGCAATTTCCGCAACGTATTCATGTACGCACCAGGGGGCAAGAAAGACGGCATCCAGATCCTGCCGGTTTCCGAGGTCGCCGCCAAGGATGAATTTTTCAATATCAAGGGCGTGACCAGGGACGACCTGCTGGCCGCGCATCGCGTGCCGCCGCAGTTGATGGGGATCATGCCGAGCAATGCCGGCGGCTTCGGTGCCGTGGAGCCAGCGGCCCGCGTGTTCGCCCGCAACGAGCTGGTCCCGCTGCAATCGCAATTTTTAATGATGAATGAATGGATGGGAGAAGAGGTCGTGAGATTTGATGAATACACATTAGGGAACATGGAAGGGAAAACAGCATGAGCGACGTAGCCGACCGCGCCGAGTGGCGCATCGCCCAGGACATCAAGGCAGCCATGGCGCATGCACGTAAGACGCCCCAGCTGGAGGCAGACGGGCATTGTCATTACTGTGATGATGATGTCGCCTATGGGGCGCTGTTCTGCAATACGGATTGCCGGGACGACCACCAGAAGGAGCAGGAGGCTCTTAGGCGCGCCGGGCGCTGA